CTCCTTAAACTTCAGTTTCGTATTCGTAAAACTTAACAGATGGATCCAACTGTTTTAGTTGTTTAGCGGCAGTCATTAATTCTTTGTAGCGACGGTTAACTTCTGCACGGGGCAATTCACCATCACAAGTCAGGTTCTCAGGGCTAAGAGCAGAATCAATTTGATCTGCCAAACGTTGACGACCAGCTTGAGTAGCAATTTCGTACTGCTCACCTTTAAAGATTGAGTTCCAGTGATTCTTCTGGTCAATGTATTTTTGCAATGCTTTCATGTTTAACTCCGTTGTTTAACTGTTTAAGATTCTATTATAAGCCCAAATCCATTTATTGTCAAATTTAAGCGGCTAATCTTTGTTGCGTTTTAGCAACATTATCTTGGACCAATTGCTCAAATCCTGCTTTAGTGACCGGGTAGCCCTGTGCTTTAAGCATCTTTTTGATGTGGGGTTGAATATAGCCTTTAGATTGCAAGATTTCAAGTGGTGATTCACTCTTTTCTAAGCGACCAAAGTATTCCTCAACTGTAAAGTTCTTTGTAAGGAATGTAAGGAAAGTTGCTTTGCTACCTTTAGCATATTTGAAACGTACTACAAATTTAGTAGTACCGTCAACTGGGTTTGTATAGTCAACATACTCAGTACCGTAGAAATTGCCTTTGATGAATTTAGTCATTTCGTTTCCTTTATCTAACTGTCTAAGATTCTATTGTAGCACTAAGTCCATTTATTGTCAAATTTTGGGTATAAAAAAGCCCCAAAAACGGGGCATTTTTTGAGAACTAAAAGTATTACTTTTTAGTATTAGTACTTTGATTAACAAAACCGTACATTTTTTCAGCAGTCTCAAGGATCTTATCTAGTCCTGGAAACTCTGGCATGTTTACTTTGTTAACAATTTGTCCGGTCTTCTCATCACGTTCGGCACTGACTTCCCAACCCATATATTTAGCATGATACTCTTGACCTACTAGGTCTTTAGCCATTGATAAAATATCGGTACGAATTTCGTAGCCATTTTTATTAAATTTAACTTCGGGTAGTTTTGGTGTATAGTCTGACATTATATTTCCTTAGTGTGTAAATGTTTGTATAGTATATAACATTTTTTTAGGTTGTTCAAATCTTTCGGGAAAATGTTATTTCATTTTACTTGCTTTGTAGTCTTTGATAGATTGAATTGCCTCTAAGAGACTATTGAATAGTTGTTTAAGTGTGTTCATAGAAATTTCCAATTGGATTGTTTGCGATGGAACTCGTAGGTCAATCGCTCAATGTCGCCTACATCTTGTGGATTACGGCTGACGATATATTTTTCTAACTCAGTGCCATAGGTGTCTGTAGAGAAACCTAGGAACACTAATAGTATTCCTAAGAGTTTCATAATTACTTAGCCTTTGTAGATTTAGCAGATTTAGCAATATTAAAAGCGGGTACCATTGCTTTATACTGGTCAGCTAATTGTGTGTAAAAATCTTTGCTTGTGAAAATCATACCCAAAGCCATTGCTGATTGCATTCCTGCATCTGCGGCTGCTTTTGTGTATTTTGATTGTGCATCAACGAATGTATTCATTGCTGTTTTGATGCCTTCGTGTTGAACGGTTTGTTCTACGAATTTCTTTTTAAAGTCTGAAACGCCGTCAATAAAGGCGTAAGTTGCTGTGTTAAACATTTTATATCTCCTATGTGTGTGTTTAAAAGTTAGGTTTTTATGAAGAACCCGTAACTTCATATATATTTATGCCACTTGATAGATTTCTCTATATTTTGACATAGCCATTTCTCTGGATAGGAACAATCTTACCTTGACATAATCAGTTAATTCCTCATCGTTAATTAAAGAGGTTTGAATCTTTAATATGATACGACGGGAATTGACTAATATATCCTCATCACCAATTAGAACATTGTTAGGATCACGTCCCCAAGTTTTAATTGCGATAAGTCTGTATGGATTACTTCTTAGAAGTTTCGGCTTTTTTATCATCAGCTTTTGCTGGCTTGGCATCACTTTTTGTGTCTGCCTTGGGAGCATCCTTTTTCTTAGCCAATTTCATTTCTTCTTTTGGTACTTCTGCTTTAGCAGGTGCAGTAGCGGCTGGTGCAGTTGCTGGCTTAGCGGCAGGAGCTGTGGTCTGAGCCATTGCTGTTAGTGATAATGTTGATAGGATTACGATTGCTAATGTTTTCATTTTAAGTTTCCTTTATGGTTAATGAAGTAGATTTTTACAGTCTACATATATATAACGCGGTAGCCAACTGTTTAGTTGACATAAATACATTATGTTATATATATCTTATCAGGGAATCTTTGACGGAAAAGACTATGAAGATGCCAATACTCCTGACCAAATAGGAAAATCCTTTAATAATGGATTTGCTTGTATGGTCGATGTTTGGAGAATAGATAATACGTTATGTGTAGGTCCAGAAGCTGCACCTATTCCAGTAACTGACAAATATCTACAGGGTAATCGTTTTTGGATTAAATCTGGGAATCAGGAAACATACGACTGGTTTACTACACAACCATTAAAAAATTATCCAAACTATTTTTATCAACCTAATCCTAATGTAAATGCATTAACTAGTAGCAATAAGTTATGGACACCCGGTACTGTACCGGTAAATGATACTAGTATCATTGCGCTTCCTGAAATTAAGGATCGTGGATTACTTAGTACAGTACATTTAAGATGCTATGGAATATGTAGCACCTATTTAAACTTCATTAAACGTATGCGTAATGAGGGTCAGCGGTATTAACCACCTCTACCCGTTCTACGAACAACACTTGCACCTCCAAAACCTTTACTAGGCTTTGGAACTTTCTGTTCAGACTTTTTACCTGTTAACATTGGTGTATTTTTCTTTTTAGCTTCGTTAGCTAAATTAATAAATGGATTTGGGTTTTTCTTTTCTGTCATTTTTTTACCTTTATGCTATCTAAATATTCATTTACATTTCCATATAAACTTATCATCATGGCAATTTTACTGTCATAAAATCGTATGTAGGGGAAACTTCTTTTTTCAAGTTTATTTACCCCCATATAATATGGGCACTTAATTTTTTTATTAAGTTCTAATATATAAGCATGATATTGAGTTTCAGGCTGTATTTTGAGTTCATACTGATAGAATTCTATTTCTGCTGTTCTAAATGCTAGATCACCTACATCAGTTAAACGCAATCCGTCTTGGCGCCCAGTCATCCACCATTTAAAAAGTAGTTTATCTACCGAGCTGTTTTTTTCTTGAATTAATGAATCAGGAAGTTGAGCCAATACAACTTCTGTTATAGTTTCTTTAAGTGTCTTACGCTTACTCATCTGGGTAGACAACTCTACCGGAATTCATAAAGACTACGGTAAACTTATCTGTTTTGAATTGTACATTCAATTTACGACATAAATTACGTGCATGTCCTGGGTTACTAAAGCTAGTCTTTTTATACTTAGGTGTTGCTTCGTTATCTAAATAATGTTGGCTTTTTAAATTGATAGGTTGACCGTCAAAAAATACGGCCCATATACCCGCAGCCTCTACAATCTGGTCACATTTATATGTTACTTTGTCTACTAATTCAAGTAATATTTTAGGTTGTGTTCTACTCATTAAAATCTACCACCGTTCATCTCTACTTGAAATATTGGTTCTACTTTGTTTGTATTCTGTAAAAGTTCATAGTTATCTACAAGTAATTTAGTTAACTCATCACGCAATCCGCGGGCTTCACTTATGGGAATAACCACATCTCTTCCCTGTTTGCCTTCAATCAGGGTTACTTTATCCACGAATCGCTTAATATGTATCATCAGTTATTTATCATGCTTTTTGCTTCATCTTCTGTTTTAAACGGACCTTGATATGGATAACGCTCAATAAAGATGTATTTAGGACAAAAAACTGTTGTTTTTTCACTTCCCTGTTGAATTACAAACCATCCTGCGGCATGATAGCACTTACTTTTAATACCTGTAGTAAACAAATGTAATTTACGTTTTATATCTAACATGCTATTGAACACTGTACCTGTTGTAGGATATACCTTAAAGGGCAAGTCGTGTTTAGTTTTATCTGCTTTTTGTACAGTTTCAAATTCAATATTTGTCTTACGTTTGATAGCTGTAGTATTTTTATAATGGCTTTTATTACCATTCAATTTAACTTCAAAGCCAGAACCATCAGCTAATACATTACCGACTTTTTCTTTGCCATCTGTAACAATCCAAAATTGATTTTTAACTACGGGTTTTGCAATTAGTGTTTTAGTCATTTTTATTCCTCTGTGTAAGTGTAACATCATTAAATGTATTTGTCAACCTTTGTACCCAAACTATATAGATATTGGTACTCCTGATATTCTTTTGTAAGTTTTAACGATTCATATCGTTTAACTTCCTGTATGCTTTCTAAAAACAATCTATGTTGATCCATACGTTTATCTGCTTGTATACTTAATATTTTATCTTTTTCCCGATTATCATCCCGTTTAATATCAGTTTTCTTTGTTGCTTCTATGATATCTTTTAACATATTATACCGTAAGGTATAATTAAGTAAGGGAGTGGGTGCGGATATGGTGCTCATGTGAATAACCTTATGTCTTTGTGTTTAACAAGTAAAATATTATATACTACATTTTTGTATTTGATAGGCAAATCTAAATGTACACTGATTCTCGGCCCTTCAATTTCATTAATTAGTGTATCATTACCCACCGTGCCAACAAAAGGAATCTTATTCCATTTACCAATAACACGATCACCAATACTGTATTTACCCGAATATCGGTTAGCTTTGAAATATTCTGCTAGTGTTGGCATTATAACATAAACTGTTTTAGTACACTATGTGCTAAAGACAAATCCTCTACTAGTGGTTCATCTAGCATTTTACGATATTCTACAATGATTTCCATAGCATATGCTTGATCCTCATCATCTAATGTATTCCACCACTCATATAATTCATCTGGTGTTTTGTTTAAAATATATTGTAAATTTTTATAATCTCTTGTCATTATTCAACTCCAAAATGTTGTTTAATTAAATCCGAAGCAAGGAATGGTTCCGCAGTATCAGCAATATCAGCACATTTCCGAACAATCAATTCGGCGAATTTTTCTGAATTATCAACGTTCATCCATTTACCACTTACGTCGGTCCCTACTTGTTCAATCAATTCTTTAATTCGTTCACTCATACTAAACTTCCTTTATAAGGCGCATTCAACCATTTTGCATAATCTGCATTTTCTGAAATCTTTGTAAGTTCATACCGGCCGCAGAATTTCATAAAGTGAATTCCTACTTGAGGTGTAACTGTTATACGCACACCCGCACGAATGTTTTCATCTACTGATTTTTTAACTTCATCCGGCTGACAGGTAAGATCAATCAGTACACGATTTCTCTCATAATCATCACGCACCCTATGTTCTACTTGATTATGGTCCAACCAGCGTTGAAGTTGTAAATTGTTCCACGAAAATCCTTGCTTTTCTCTATCAGCATAGGCCTCAATCAATCCAACTTTATTCTTACTACCTTTAGTACGCACCCCGGGATAAGCACTGAACACGTTGTCTGTAGAATCTCCACGCATACATTTTTCGAACAAAATAAATTGTGGGTCACCTAACAGTTTGGGCTCGCCAGTTTTTTTATCCTTAACAATACGACCTTTGTCATCAAAATAACCCTCAAGTGTAATCAATTGATTAGTGATACCATTATAAATTTTAGTCTTTTCCGTAATGAGTTGTATAAAATCTGTATCGCTTGAAATTATAAAATTTTCATCTTCCGGATGCAGTGCCACCCAACGTGCAATTAAATCATCAGCTTCTGCCTTAGGATCACGAAGGACACTTACGTTTGTCCGCTCACGCAAGAATGTTGTGAACTTTTCATACGTTTCCCAAAATAACTCGTTTTCTTCTTTCTCTGCTTGGGTTTGTGATTGTGCATCTACAATTCTATTCTTTTTATAGGGCTCATAAAAATCTTTGCGCCAGCTACGGCCCTCGAGACAAAACACCACGTGATCAATTCCAAATTTTCTAACAATTTGATTACATGATGCAAGTGTAAGATGTAAAGCCATCGCCACCTTCTCCTCTGGATCACTGTTGCGAGAAGCAACATGCCGTGCCCTAAAGAAAAGATTAGCTGTATCCATAAGTGCGTATTTTTGTTTCATGTCTCTATTATACACTACTATTTAAATAATGTCAATTTTGTGGGGCTTAGGCCATAATTCAAAAGGTTGTTTTTTCTCACTAATATACCGACCATATTTATTGCTAAATTCCGATGCCGAAAATAATTTATTAGGGTCAATACTAGCGTGAATTAACCACGTCCTCACAGTTCTACATACCTCTTCATCTGGCCAATTATTTATAATATAAATAAGGTGTTTATTTGCTCGTTTATGGCTAAATCGTTTACCCTTCATATCTTCAAGCATGGACCAAGCTTGGTCACAATAATTATCCGATAAGATAGTCCACATAAGTTCTTGCTCTTTTGTAAGTGTCATATGGGTATTAATATAATATTATTTTTTTTGAAATATATACACGCCTTCGTATTTGAAGCCGTTTTTCAATTTATTGTTACCTTTTCCCGGGCGTACATTTAACATCATTTTTAGAGTATCAACATGTTCAAAGTTTAGTTTCTTTGACAATTCAATCCATCTATCAACAACTTTAGTTTTACCCTTATCGTAATCAGCAATATTTACAGCATAGATAGCATTATCTACTAGAACCTTGTATAACATAGTTAATGTAGGTTCAACATAGAAATCAAACCATGCGTCCAAATTGTTATAGCGATTCATACATTGAGTTTCTTCATCACTATAAATTTCTAAATTAAAGTAAGGCGGGCTACTAAACGCCGCATCAAATGATTTTTCAGGTGCATCAAAATCTTCACTACAACAATGATTCATTTGATATCCATTTCCAATTGATAAATCATTAAGCATACTACCTAATGCATCCAATCCAACATATGTACTAGTATTCGGGTCTATTCCCGTATAATTATATCGCATATTGCTAGTCATAGATCCTAACATTCTACCACCGTAACCACTAGAAAAATCTAATACATTACCAAACATGTTAGGACAAATATATTCATATATAGCACGTGCGTTTAACGTTTTAAAATTTTGAATAGTTCCGCCTCCAGTGAGGTCTAATGCTCGGCGTATACTTTGTGGCAATACAGCTTTATCACCTTCATTTCTGTGTTTATAACAAATTTGAATAGCTGCCTTTAATTTTTTGTCATTGTTAAACCTATGACGCAAACTAACTTCAGAGTAATTAAAAGTTTTTGCATCTTGCATATTAGGAAACCAGAAACGACTAAAACTTTGTCCTGCTGTCATTCCGGTTGGTATTTGTTTATTTTTTAATAACACTGATTTACTAGTTAAATTTTTTAATTCTTCCTCACACCCTTCTAGTGAATAGTAAGTAATAGGTAATATATTTTTAGTACGATAGATATCAAACACTTCCTGTTGAATCAAGACCTTTCCAGCATCATCAGCTTTTGTCCAGGCTTCCTTAGAAAGTTTTTTTAAATCTTTTTCAACACTTTCATATCCGGTTGCAGTTTTTTGTGTGGGTGTAAAATTCCATTCTTTGCATATATCACTATAGTATGTTAATACTTTAGGATTTGTAATATTTGTCATAAATCTCTTTAACTTTCTTATAATTATTTATTGTAGGGATTCTTTTCCAAAAAACAACTCCGTTAGCAGGTGATGTTGCACTTAGAGCCTTACTCAACATTGTAATTGGGCTAGTATTCCAATATTTAATAAAACGCTCTGCCTCATTTGGATCTTCCATTTTAATCCATAAAGAATTATGACCCGTGCCGTATACGGGACTAGCATATTTTACCGGACTTTGATGGTTACGACCACCGTTTTTACTAATAACAATCTTATGTTGACCTACTCCCTCAGAGGGGGTAATGATAGTTTTACTCACATTTACTACTTTTCTATAGTCATCACCTTCTCTACCGACTTGAAAAATTAAAGGAACATTACCGGGATTGTTAATAACTGCTTTACTATTTGTATAATATGATCCATATTTAGCATCATAACCTTTAAATGATTGATCCAATACTTCAAGTGCATATTGATATTGAATTAAATCATTGTTTGGTAAGAATGGTGGATTATCTACAGTTAAACTGAGTTCATCATTAAAAATAGTAACTAGTTTGTTAGTTTTAACAGGTTCAAAAACCATCATACATTGAGGTGTGAATGATCCAGTCAATGCTAGATACCGATATGATGTTAATTCATGTATTTTATTTTCTGTATAAGAGTTTTGATTGGCCCTGCCCGTTACAACCAATAGTTTACATTGTTTTCTCCAATGTGGTACAAATCTGTTGATAGTGGAATAGTCTAAATTACTTATTACATAATCAAACTTAGTACCTACTGACATGCAATCATGTTGGTCAATATTAATGTTGAAGGTGTTATCATTAATAGCACGTTTCAAATTTGAATGCGCTACCTTTACTTGAGTAGCATCAATATCGCATCCAAATAATTGATTACCAAAAATATGCGTTAATCTTTGTGTTTCATCGGGTATTGCTTTAGCAAGTGTATTCATTAATACATCAGCAAGAACCAAAAGTATAGATCCTGTGCCACATTGTGGATCACAATACGTAATATTAGGATTAGAAAGGTCTTTTCTAGGTATTTGGTTAATCAGAATACGAATATGATCCTCAGGCAACATTGTTTGGTTGCTGTTAGCATCATAAAGTTTAATTTGATTGATACGTTTTTTAATGTTATTGAAAATCATTATACTGACCAATTGCCCGATTAATTGAAATGATATTAATTGCTGGTTTAATCTTATTCCATTCTTTCGGAACAAGCCCGGTAATGTCATCTACTACTGTAATGTCTTTATAGTTGATAATATCATCTAATGAATTTATTGTCAAGTTATCGGCCCATGCTACATCAATTAATTTGAAAATTTGACGCAATGCATATTTGATACGCAGTACTGTTTCCTCGTCTTCGGAAACTTCCTTAGTGGTTGCATTAGAAGTTTTTTTGCTTAACCGTTTCTTATTTGGACCGGTAAGAATGTCATTGGTATTGAGTTGACTATTTGCATTTTTATTCTTTGGGTCAGCTTTCTTGTTAGCAAGTAATAGAATAATGTCGTCAGTGATACCGGCAATATCTACCGCATTACCCACACGATCCATATAGTTATTAATATCGGATAAGAAACGTGTAGAAATGGTTCCACCGTCAATTATATTCCAAACATTACCTACGTAATCATATACTTCACTTACAGCCAACCATTCAGCTAGAATTTTATCTACTGGGCGATTTTCAGCAATACTTTGTTGTTCGCAATGTTGATACATTACATTTACTAGACGTTCAGGTGCATAATCAAAAACAATAACACTTTCCTTTTGGCCGTCTGACCATGGAGTTTTGCAACGAAAGCTACTTTGAAAGTAATCGGCCGCACTCTTGTCGTTATTCATCTGATGTACACTCCACCATTCAGGTACACTTGTACCTTCCTTAAATCGGTCACATGAAAGTGTAATAGTACCGGCGCCATGCTCATCATCACTACGTTGAATTAAATCTTTAACGTCTTGAATATTTTTCACATTTCCACCACTAGCATTAATGATAGTACGTTTACTAAAAAAGGGATGTTCGTTAAGCATTTTTGCTAAAGCGACAATGGCTTCAACATCGTCCGGCAACATCCAAAATGCATGTTTAGATACTTTGTCAGCAAATGACAAGAATCGTTTAGGAGGTTTCTTATACGTACTTACTACAAAATTTAAAAACTCATTTACTGCCATTACATTTTTAAACACTCCATTCTCAGTTGCAAACAATTTGGGAAATGTAAATCCATCATCACCTAAATATGATTTAACCTTGTCAGGCACATTAATCATTGCATAATTAATATCAGCACGATATCTAAAGCGTTCAGCCATATCACCGGTGGCTTGTTTACGCAACATTTGTTCTTCAATATAGTCAAAGTTGTAAATGTCATCCTTATCATACCTACCACTAAGCACAGTTTTATATGGGGTGCCGCTTAGTTCAATCTTTTTACCAAACTTTAATCTATTCCAAAGTCTTTGTGTGTTTTCAGTCAGCGTGGCATAATGTTGCTCATCAAAGAATACAATATCCCAATATTGGGCAAAGATTTGTTTCAACAATTCAGTTGGCTTATCAAAGTGTTTATTGATATATTGCAAACTAATGAAAGTAACATTTACTTCAGCATTGTTATGAATTAGTTTTTTTGGTTTTTTATAATTATGATACTCCCAGTTGCTATAATTTACATGGCTTTTTTCGCCACCGGGCAACAGTTCTGACCAACTGTCATTAACTCCAACTCTAGCAGTAACAATTAATATTGATTTAGCTTTAGTGGCACGTGCAATTTCATATGAAATGAAACACTTGCCGGCTCGCATAATAGCATTAATTAACAAGTCATTCTTTGATGTAAGCCTGTCTACGGCCCAATCTACAATTTTTTGTTGATATGAGAGAGCCGAAAAGTTTTCTATTTCGGCTACCCCATATCTTTTCTCATTAACTAGTCTTTTTCCTATATTAACTACATTATCCACACTCTCGTGTTTTGGATCAAAAAACCACTCAGATCCACGACCATGGACCCACGTTCCCATATTTTTTTGTTTTTTGTGAAAGAAATCCTTTTCCAGCTTGCGAAGGTTACTTAAACTTGTACTCTCATCACCGGTTTCACAAAGATCGGAAAAATCTTCATAATGCAGAATTTCGTAAGTGTCACCTGTCGATGACGCCTCTCTAAATTGTTCTTTTATTCGTGATTCAGCGGCTTCGTATGCGCTGTTTGCTAATCGTCTAGCTGACCCGTTTTTAACTTCGTTAACAAGTCGTCTGGTACGGGAAGTATACCAATAAATTACGGTATAATATTTCATAGAAATTCCTTTAGTGTCAATACAAGTATTGTATCAGAAATTAGATTTATTGTCAAATTATACAAAATCGTAACTATATTCACCATTTACAGGACCGTTGATTTGGACTTTTCCGAGACCAAATTCTTTGCTTAATTTGTGAAAAATACTACGGGCGGTTTCTTCGGAACATTCGGCAAACAATGTGCCAGTATCAGCAAAAAATCCTGCATGTTCGTTGTCATTTAACAACGGACGAACTAAGTACGACACATTACTTTCAAATTCTTCGTGAGACATTTTAACCCTTTATTAGCTTTAATACTATGTATTATACACCCAAAATGATTTATTGTCAACTTTTTTTCAAGTACAAAAAGACTTTTTTTGTACTTGAGGGAACCCATTTTTTAGCATCAGGTCCACAGGCTTCATAGGTACTACGCATTAATCCAGCAGTATGAAAATACCCTTCTTTGGTTACTCCTACTACCGGATCAAATTCGGGTTCGGTCCAACTTTCGGGAAGGGTGCATCTGAACCCATATGTAAAATTAGTCAGCCTGGACATAAAGCTAGCCTGGACATTCTTACAATCTTTACAGAGAAAGCTTTTGTTAAATTCTGTAGTCATATGACTCCTTTAGTTTCAATACAATTATTGTATCATATATCAGAATTATTGTAAAATTTAATCCTCAAATAATTATTGATTTTCTTTTTAAAACTTCCACTTATCAACTTACCTCAGTTCGTCCATTGCCAAGGTCCTTAGTACGGATAACTCTTGCATCACGATTCTCTGGATCTGCAACTTGCTGTTCATACATCTCTAAGGCCACGTTGCGACAAACTGTCTGAAACCAACGATCCACAATGATTACATCTGTATCATCATCACGTTGTTTATAACCTGCTCTAATTAAATTCAAAACAAACTTGTCATTGAAATCTAAATCAAATGCACCATCATTGATATTCTCGGGATTGATTTCTACTTTAGTAATAGCAATGTAGGGTTCACTTGCTGCCGTTGCTTTTTCTTTTGCAGTAAGCTCCGGTGTAGGGGGTTTCTGTTGTTTAGGTTTGGGTTCTTTTTTAAGAACAGGTTCAACCTCTTGCTTTTTAAATAAGTTTTTTATTTTGTCAAACATTTGTATCTTTCATGTAATTTAAAGCTGGCAAGATTCTTTGCCTTTGATTCACACATCATATCAAAATTATCAATGAATGTCAATGCCCAATCGTTCACCGCTTCGTTCCAATAATAATCACTATGTGCCCGAAGTTTCTGTTTACTGTGACCTGCTTCAATCAACGCACCATGAGAGGGTAACTGTGATCCGGGATGGCCGACAAGTACATCTTCACGACTGACGGAGTAATGGAGAGTAGGGCGAACGCCACGCCAACTATCAATGACCATTTTAACACGGTCATCAGTAGGTTGAATATATTCACCTTCCCGAATCCAATTGTGATGAATGTCCATGACCGTAGGGACGAGGTCAGATAACGATAAGCAGTCAAGTAATCCATGTGTGTATTCCTCATTTTCTAGTGTTAGTGTGTTTCTCGCTTCTGGAGACAATCTATTGTACACATCTCTAATGCCTTGTGGGCCCCTACGTCCAGAGATGTGTACATTTACTTTGAAGTCTTGAAATGTCTTCCCATAGCCCATAAAACGAACCATGTCACAATGATATTCAAATTCTTCTATACTCTTATTTACTACCTCATCACGGTCACTCGCTAAAACTACAAATTGGTCAGGGTGAAAGCTAAGACGAACATCATTGGCTCTAGCTGTTTCACCAATGGGTGCAAACCAACGCTGTAAGCTATTCTGTACATCAGTACTTTGCCAGAATTCTTTGTATCCATCCATAGTGTAGAAACTGAGCATATCACTAGTAAGACGAACCATACGCAATTCGGGTTCTAATGTAGCAACACGTTTAACTAATGCGTGAGTGTTCATAATGTTACGTTTAGCAACATCCATAATCTTTTCTTCTACTACACTACGATTATTACGCTTTGCCCACGCTTGTGTAGTACCACCTGTATTAAGGCCTTCTGCCGAAACAAGCTCACCTTTGTGGTTAATTTCTGCCCATTTACAAGCAAAGCCGATGCGTTTGATAGATTGATTTGTCAAAGTAATAGTCCAAAGTGATAAATAATAGATATAGTGTAGCATACCTACGCAATAAAGTCAACTATTTACGGATAACAATATGAGATTTAACGAAATTATATCAGAGAGTTCAGGAACCAAACTGAAAGACATAGCAAAAATTGCCACCAATATGCAGGATGCTGACTTTTGGTTAGTGCGTAAGGGTAGTGATAAGACAGTAGGTAAGCCTGTTAAAGAGTTTGATCCTTCAAGGATTGGTATTAAAGTAGTAAAAACTGATGTTATTGACCCAAACTATCTTTATTATACAATGATGAATTTACACAATCAGGGTCATTTTGCACGTATAGCTAATGGCACAACTAATTTAGTTAATATTACTGTAAATGATATTGCTAATATTCCATTAGGTCAACAGGGTATGAATGAAGCAAAAGACCCATGGAAAGAATATGAATTTATACACGATGGTCAAAAAATAGGACACATATATAGTAGGACAGGTCAGCCTCCCTTTACAACTAGAAGAAAAGTTGGTAGATTTATAAAGCAAATGAACCATAATAGTCTTAAAGATGCTCAGAATTATTTAATTAACAAATTTTTAGGTAGATCAACTTACTATGATACTAACGGGACACTTCAGCAAAATATAGATGAAGACTGGAACAAAGTCAATAAGAAAGACAAAACGTCCGGTATGAGCCGAAAAGCAGTTAAAGCATATCGTAGAGAAAATCCAGGCAGCAAATTGCAAACAGCAGTTACTACCAAACCTAGTAAATTAAAGCCTGGATCAAAAGCTGCCAAACGCCGCAAGAGTTTTTGTGCCCGTATGAGTGGTAACAAAGGTCCTATGAAAAAGCCTAATGGTAAACCTACCCCTAAAGCATTAGCACTACGCAGATGGAATTGCGAGAGTATAGAGCAAATGGAAGAATTAGTAATGCTAGCTGAACAATATATTAGGAACCTTAAGAAATGAACTTTACAGAATTATTTGAGGGTGCAACACCTAAATTACCCGGAGCAGTAGCGGGTATAAAAGTTATGAGCATGGATCAATTCCTAGCTCAATCAGGTGATGAACCGGAAGAAAAAATAGATGAAATGTCTTCCGAAGAATTAGATAAAATGTCACCTGAAGAATTAGCACAGTTTACACATAGGGCTAGAAAAGATAAATCTAAAATAGATCCTAATGCAATTGATCAGGCTTATGGTAAAAGTATGTCTATAATGTTCCCTGATAGCAATAAACGCAATACACAATCTACAAATAATAAACAACAAAACGTAAATGAAGGTATTATAGGTGATGTATACAATAAATTAAAATCAATGGTCCTAAAAGTGTTGGGTAAGAAACTAGTCAAAAACCCAGAGGATCAAATTGCCTTTCAACGTATGATGAGTAGAGTTACTGGGCCACTTGATACCACTCAATATTCAAAATTATGGCAAGACTATAAAAATGACAAACACTACTATGTTAGGTTACCAACGCTTCAGGATATGAACAACAGCGAACATATGTATTTGTGGTCTAATAGTTTATCACAATACGTAATGGATAAATTTCCAAACGCTTCGACGGAAGCATTACTGCAAGCTGTAGAAGGATTAACGCAGTTAGCAGTGAAAGACTTTAAACAAAGCTATCGTGATTTAGATGAAGCAACCAAACTTCCAGCACAAACACGTGAACTAAAAGGTCAAGAACTAGACGATTACTTAGATAGGATTCGTAATCGTGAAAAGGGTAAAACAGACAAATATAAACTACCTTACATACATCGCTCAAGTGTAGTAAAATACTACAATGAAGAAGGTAAACGCTACAATACAGACCAAATCAAAACAGCATTGGGTGTTCGTCCAAAGAAACTTCTTAAACAAAATGAGAAGATGAAACATAGCAACGGTGAACTAGAACAATTCTATAACATTGGCTTTGCCGCATTAGTTGGTATAGCATTAGATGAGGGTACTAACGAACTAATAGTAGTTAATACATGTCCGGGCGCTGGTTCATGCAAAATAGAGTGTTTTGCTATGAAGGGCGGTAAGGTTCAATTTGAAGGTCCTTGGTTAAGTGATGGAAGAATACTAACTTTCTTATTAAATGATCCAGATGGTTTCTTCAATCAACTAAGTAATGAAATTACAAAAGAAGAAAAACTAGCACAAAAAGGTGGTTACAATCTAACTATTCGTTGGCATGATGCTGGTGATTTCTTTAGTCCAGAATATCAAGACTTAGCATTTAAATTAGCAGCCTCTCACCCTGATGTTAAGTTCTATGCTTACACAAAAATAGCAGATGCGGCATTAGGTCAAAAGCCAAGTAACTTCATTGTTAACTGGAGTGAAGGTGCAAGTACTAGCCAAGAAAAACAAGTTAAACAACAAGATCCGCAATTAGATGTAACAAAGAATAGTCGTATTGTTCCTAGTAAGTTATTCTATGACTTATTGAAGAAAGATGAGTCAGGTAAGTTAGATAAGACTGCTGATGGCGCATGGCAACCAAAAGACTTGGCTGCATTAGAAGAATTAAAAGATAGATTGGCAAATCAATATAATCTAAAACGTGATAGTATTATTGATTACAATGAGATGATGGCTACACCACAGAAGAATAACATCAAGAAATGGAATGTTATTATTGCTCCGGGTGAGGGTGATATCAGTGCTAATAGGCAAGATGTATTGTCTACATTATTATTAAAACATTAAGTTATGTGATTAAATATAGTAATGACAAAACATTGCTTTATAGTGACCAGCGCGGTCAATACAAAATGGGGTATGTATAACAATGAAACAAGGTTTAAACAAACGATTGACACCTTAGACAGTATACATAAATATGCCCCAAACAGTAAAATAATAATTATGGAATGCGCTGCCATTCCTTTAACAGAGTGGCAAACTCATGTACTAGGTGGCAAATCAAATTTGATTGTAGATTGGACTAATCATCATATAGTTCAACATATAAATGACCAATCAAAAGATGAAAGTATATTAAAAAACTTTACAGAAATAAATTGTTTTCCCGGAACTATTGAACATTGTTTAGCAACAGATTTACTTAAAGATGTGGATCGTGTACATAAAATATCAGGTAGATATACATTAAACGAACATTTTAATTTAGAATTATATGAAAATAATCAAAAAATTATAGTTGGACCTAAAAGACCAAGTCGCTTACCGTTCATATCAGCTTTAGTAGAGTTTGAATATCCATGTAGATTATGGAGTTGGCCGACTTCTATGTCTAGTGATATTGCAAAAATGTTTAATGAAATGTTACCGTTTCTTGTTAAACATAGAGAAAGAAAATACATAAGTGAAACGGGTGAGGAACTGCAAGCATATATGGATCTTGAGCATTTATTATATCGTTTCCTTGATCCAAATAAGGTTGAATCAGTTAGTAAATTAGGTCTTGATGGAAATCTGTCCTGGACAGGTGAACAAATTAATGATTAATTTTTTAACAATTGATCCATAGTATATAGATTACGCATGTAGGGTGATAACTTTTCTAGTACACTAGATTCAATATCACCCTTTCTTCTTGGACCGTATTTCACGTTGAAGTTAACATTATTGACTTTTTGAAATTCATCAACAATCTCTTTAACAGTCCATCCTACTCCGTGACCTAGACATTCAGTACTATTGCTAGGCTTTTCAATTGCTTGTTTCAATGCGTCACATATTTCATTAACATGAACATAATCACGTACACAGGTGCCGTCACTTGTATTGTAATCATTTCCAAAAATTGTAAATTCTTTTGTAGTTCTAGCTTGTATTAAATTGTACATTAATCCGTCTGGATTAGTCGGTTCATACCCATCATTACCTATTACGTTATAGAATCTAAAAATACTATAATCTTGTTGTTTATGTTTTGTGCAATATTCTCTAACAACATCTTCAGCGGCACGTTTACTGATACCATAAGCACTAGAACAATCTTGTGCGGCACCTGTACTAGCAAAGATAAAGTTTTTAGTTTTTATCTTGTTAATCACATTCATAGTACCGTTTAGATTAGTGATATAGTATTTGATTGGTATCTGTTCACTTTCACCCACACGTACTAATGCCGCTAAATGAATTACGCTATCATATTCAATGTCGTTGGGTATAACAAATTGTCTATTAATATCACAACGATAAAACTCATTTAATGGTGCTTGGGGTTCTTCAATATCTAGCCCGTGAACTTCATAATCATTGGCTAACATCTTGGATAGATGTGAACCGATATATCCTGAGCAACCTGTAATTAAAATCTTTTTCATAATCCCTCAAATAATGATAGACCTTCAGTTTCTTCTACTGGTTCAAAACTAGGGTCTTTTGTCAAAAATGTATCGTCATCGGTATAGATAACTCTAAACTTATGCTTATTAGTTAATACACTACGCACATCATCAATACAGATAATACTACGGTTTAAATCATTAATGTAATCTTGTAACCTTACTGTATTCTCGCTACAAATCTTTGCTGTATTGCTATTAGATTGTTTAGGCTTAAAGTCTCTAAAACATTCCATCCATTTATGAAATACGCCAGCTTCTTGTTCCTGTGCGTGTTGTAATGATCCCAAGTTATACCATCTTTCTGCTTTTTCAAAAATATCATATAACTCTTTAGCTTTACTTGCCATATCTTTTTTAGTACAAGTATAGAAAAAACTTTTATTGAAGTTATTAATCCAGCGTTGATTCTCTAATACAAGTGTAGGCATTTGAATATGTTGTTCATAGAATGCCATACCATAACTCTCTACTGTACTAGGATTAAAAGCAATTCTAGCACTGGTCATAAAGTCAACTTTCTCTTTACCAATAATACTTACACGAATTTCGTAGGGTACACCAATCTTCTGTAGTCGATCTTCAAACTTCTTAGCACCATTCGCACTAGTCATTACCTTAGCAGGCAATTTTGTTTGTTCAATCAAGTCTAAGAATAGTTCAGGATTCTTACCTTCCTCCCAACGTCCTACAAACAATATACCTTCACGTGGTTTATGATGTTCTTCTAGTAACCCACGTTCAGTAATTGGGATAGGTAAGTGATATGACGATTCATTTAAATGTATTTGATTGAATTTACTCTGTGTTCCCACATCAATATTTGTTAAACTTAATTGGTGACGCATTGCTACATTAGTGTTGAACAAGAAGGGATTCTTAGTGTCTGTAAATATCTGGCTTTCTAAATGAGTATATGCAATGATTTGAATAACATCTTCAAGACCCATAGTACTAGCTACTTGTACTGTTTCATAGGTGTTACATATCAATGCATCATATAAATTATGTTCTAATGCTTCCACAATTGCTGTACGAAAGTTAGCCATTCGTTCATAACAAAATGTATCACCATACATAAAGATATTGCTATGGTCAGTATACTTTAATGATTCTAATGGAGCAATGATATTCGCAGGAATAGATTTAATAAACTCTGTATCTTGTGGTTCTTTGTCTGTAATAATATCAACCTTGATATTATGTTGATCCATTAGTTCACAGAAGCTTTTAGTAAATTGTCCTATTCCCCCGTGTGGTATTAATGTTTGATAGCTTACTAAAAAGCCAATTCGTTTATCATATGTTTTCATTTTGTTTCATTTACTGTGGGAACATCCTGCCAATCAGTCCATTCACGTTTTTTAGTAAAGCTACCTTGAATAGTGGTTGTACTATAATCTGTTACTTCAAATTGTGTTCTATATTGTAACACTTTTTCAAATCCGTCTGACGCTTTTCGGACAAGATATCTTAATTCATACATATATTTACCTTGTTAGTTTCCATATAATATGGGCATTCTTATCGTGCCATCTATACTCTAAGATAGACTCTCCGGGCCCTGTAATAATTCTAGTCATACGATAAGCCTTCTTTAACCAAATACGGTTACCAGTTAAGTAGCAAGTTTCAGGTAACCAAGCAAATTTATACTCAGTACCTATCATCATTTTACTATAGAACGAATCGTATGCTTGTGTTTGTGGCATCAAGTACCCCATTCGTTTTTAAACAATGGTACTTGAAGTCTATCACTATAACGATAACCACGATTCATTGCTTCTATAGCAACATTCTTGGCATTCAAACTGTAGATACTTTCTACACCACCGCATGGCATAAAGTATACAGGGCCTCTAAAGCCACCATTACGAAACTCTTGCACAGCTACATCAGCTTCTAACGCATCTTCCTTAGTAGCGATAACAAACTTCAAATATACAAAGCCAACAGTTTCATATTGACGAATGATATTAGGACAAATTGCGTCTTCCCACTTCTCACCACTGATACTTAGTTTAGGACTAACACTAAATGTAAGTGCGTTCTTTTCTCTGTTAATCTTCCATTGTTGTAGATATGTTGAAAGGTCTTGACTTAGTTCTTGTGTGCCGTTAGTTTCAAAAGTAATCTCTTTTAATGCTCTCATTTTTTCGTTTGAAAGTAGTTCAGGATACGCTCTTTGCCAGCCAAGTAGAGGTTCTCCACCAGTGATAACAAGGTGTTCATCCATCCAGCGATTATGAGGAAGCATGTCCATAATGCTGTCAACAATACTATCGGTACTAAGCATAGGACTAAGATGCTTAAACCTAGGATCCCAACTAGCATAACTATCACACCCAGTACTAACCAACGGTAATTTTTTATAATCATCATAATAGTGAACCCTTGACGCAATATCTTCTACTTCTTTACTAGTTTGACCTTTAGGCATGCCAAATCCTGCGCATGTAAAGTTGCAACCAAATGTTCTTAGAAAAACACTAGGTACCCCCATGTAACGACCCTCACCCTGAATGCTATAGAATAGTTCTGAAATTTTTAACTGTGACATTATTCAAACTCTCTATCTTCACGATGACCATTACGTCCTGCCATATTATTATCAGTCTCACGTACCTCTACTCTACAGCACCATACACGCTTTGCTTCTTCACTACCGCAGTTAGGTAAAAAGATTGTATTAACGTATTCATATAAGAAGTCAGCAATACCTTCACAACCAGTACGTTCTACTTCTGTAATCTTTGCTAGTTTTAATCGACCTAGTTCTAATAGATGTTCACGCATTGGGTCATCTTGTGCGACTAGTAGAGTATGGTCAAACCATTCTTCTAGTTTATCTTTAAGTGGTCGTAGTCCACCGAAGTCAGTTACCCAGTTACGGGCATCTAATGTATCAGCTTCAAATTCAAAGTGAAAACTCATAGCATAGCCATGAATTAAGTTACAATGACTGTCAGCACGCCATTGACGATATGCGACAGGACCTATTTGTCTGTATGTCTTTGTTGAAAAGAATTTTTTGTTTGCCATGATTTTCTCCTATGTTAGATTATAGCATAGAACGCAGAATTTGTCAACCGGGGTGATGTTCTATAGACCGGTTATAGTTATTTACTATTTTTTAATTGTTCTGCTTCGGCAACCCGTTTTCGCAAACTACTAGAACTGAAACTATGGTCACGTCTATTGAATATTACTTGTATAGCACGACCTGCTCCCTCATTACGTCCGGTAAAGTTCTTATCCTCATACTCTGTACCTAAAATACGAACATCTAATGGAAGTATCAATAACAAGTCAATCAAGTCTTGTTCAGTTTGATAGACAACAACTTCATCAACATAACGACAAGCCGCCAGTTGAATCTGTCGTTCTACGATACTTTGAATAGGTTTATTCTTAGTATCAGGTCTATCAATAGTAGGATCAGTTTGCAATCCGCATATTAGATAATCACAATGATTTTTTGCTTCGCTTAACATAGCAACATGTCCTGCATGAAGCATATCAAATGTGCTGAAGGTAATGCCAATCTTTTTACCTTGTAATTTTAATTCTTTAATGTGATTAAAAATCATTTTGAAAGAGTTCTCCACATTTTAGTTTGCTCATGCTCTTTTAAGAATTCATCTTCACCTACAAATGTAGGAGCATCAGCCATAATCTCATCAAGCAACCATTTAATACGATGTAAATCTTTTTTAATTTCAAATTGATTAAAGCCGTCATTATAGTTGCTATGTAGTTCTACACCAGACATATAGATTTGATGATGTACACTGTTGTAGTCCATTTGTTTACGCATTCCCATTATTTACAACCCTTGTTAGCAATTTGTAAAAACTCTTGTCTTGCCGCTAGATCAGTTTTGAAACCTCCGCCTAAACGACTGGTAACAGTACTAGATCCTGTATCTTCTACACCACGACTTTTAACACAATAGTGTTGTGCATCAATCATAACTGCAACATCTTCTGTATCAAGGATGAACTGTAAGGTGTGAAAAATCTGCTCTGTTAACCTCTCTTGAATCTGAGGTCTTTTGCTAAAATATTCTACAATACGGTTTATCTTACTAAGCCCTAATACTTTTTGTTTAGGGACATAAGCTACAGTAGCCAATCCATCAATCACTACAAAGTGATGTTCGCAGTTAGATTGAACATTAACATTACGCTCTACAACCATTTCGTTGTATCGCATCTTGTTGTCAACTGTTGTACATTTAGGGAATGCTTCATAATCTAATCCCCAAAATATTTCATTAACATACATCTTAGCAACACGTTTAGGTGTCTCAATCAAACTATCATCAGACAAATCTAATCCAAGTGTTTTCATAATCTCGGCAAATAACGGCTCAATGACCGCAATCTTATCTTTGCGATCCGGGATTAGTGATTTAATAGTTGGAGTTTCAACACCCATTTTAACTAAGTGTTCATGTACTTGTTGACCCAATATTGGATCGGTTTTTGTTTTATTATAACTCATAGATAACCTTCCTTTGTGATGGTTTTGTTTTGATATTGTGTTACCGTTGTGTAACACAAGTATTTATCACTTTGTTTTAACAACTGATTTTTTTGATTTAGCCTTAACTGAAGGCTTCATATTAGCAAGTTCAGCACTAGCGCAGGCTTCACGAACCTCTTTAACTAATGCATCCCAATCCCATTTTAATTCAGAACGGCCATCAGGGAAAGTAGTCACGGTTAAGTGACTACCTTTTGTTACTATTGGCAATGAATTAACTTCTTCAAGTTGAATTTTCTTGCGAGCCATAATTAAGTCTTAGCTTTTGCTTCTGCACGTGCGGCTTTTTCTGCCGTAATTTCATTACGGCGGGCCTTAACTGCCTTAGCTAATTCTGCTAATGCTTTACGGGCACGTGTACCAGCGGCTGCATTACCTTTGTTAAACTTATCATTCTCAGCATTGTATGCTTCTAAACTTGTTTCAATATCATTTTGTGCGCTCATAATTTTCTCCTTAATATTTTGCTTCACGGGTGTGTTTGCGATAATCACTATCCATACGCAACCATTGTTGTCCGTTACCTTCTAGGATATCACAAATTCTATCGATTGTACCGTCAGTCCAATCACTAATCTTTCCTTGATTTACATGCGGTTGATGTAACATATGATACAACTTAATTACCGCATCTTCAACACTCCAGGGCGTATACAGTCTTGTATAGTCATTCGCAAACGTTTCTGGGAAACTGCGATATGCCGGATACAATACATTACAACCCAAACTGTCTGCTTCACTTACTGTATTACTTACCCAATCTTGTAATGCACAATTAAATAATACTCTTGTATCATTTAATAACTCATAGTATGCGTTCTTATCTAGGTCTTCACATATACGTAATAGACCACGATTTTGCATTTCTTTTGTTCGTTGCATATAACTATCGTTGTTGCTTTTTAGTTTACTACCACTGAATACACAGAATTCTACACCACGATATACACCATGACGATCCTTCTGACCATAACGGTTATAGAATTCTTCAATCACATCCATATAAAAGTCTGGTTGTTTTTCTTGATCCCATCTTGCACTAAATGCAATACGCATTGGTCGTTCATTGAACGGCTTGATGTTATTGTTGATACGACCACGAACTTCTTCTTTGCCAAATGCTAATCCTGAAATATTGTAGATGGGAGCCTTCCAACCCGCAATCTTCATATGCATTACCATTTCTTCATTAGATGCTAGAACACCATCAACGAATGAGTCAACCATCTTTTCATAGTGACCCATGAACTCACTCATGCCCCATACATGTACGAAATCATCCGGATCGATTGACTGAGCAAGACAACGGACAAATATACGAGGACGGAGATTAATAGGAACTTGCTTAAGTATATAAGGAAGACTTTCAATGCCCGGCTGAAACATATCTTCAAAATAGACAATATCTTCATAACCACACTCTCCTGCCTTCATCATCTTTACTAGATTCATTAATTGACTCATACCAAAGTATGTACGACCATGTGCATCTAGTACTTGTCCTGTAACAATAGCTTGGTCATCACTTAATGTTTCGCCGGGAACGATAACATAATTAATGCCTCTTCGTTTGAATACACTTTCATTCCAGTCTTGTAACTGGTATGTGTATCTAGCAACATATTTTTCCAGTCCCATGTAAAACAGTTTTCTCATGGACGTGCGTCTTCCTGCCATTGATCTTTAGCCCACTTACCAGTTACAGCTTTAGTGAATTGCCGATACGCAAAGCTACGCATATCATACATTGTTGATTCATCAAACTTGTATCCAAAGTCTTGACAGAAGGCTAGATAGTTTTCTAGATCCTCAAAGATTTGTTGAACACGTGGGTTGGATTGTTGTTTTGCCATTTTTATTTCCTTTTAAATAGCGAGTTTATGTAAATTTGTTGTTGTGTTATAGACAATATGAGCACCATTCTCATTATCTTCTGATACTTGAATAGCGACACTACGATCTGGATACCGAGTTGCAATGACTTCATAGAGGTCATCACTAATCATTTCACAACTTTTGTAATCCAATTGAAGAATGCCTTGAGAATATTGATTCTCTAACCATCTTTTAAACTGAATAAACTCAATATCACGGTCGTTGTGAAATACTTCAATAGCCACATCAAAATGAAAGATGTGTCTATGTGGAGTAGCTAAAAAGCTAACATCATACTCATCACCTGTAGCAAGTGCTGGGTCTGTTGCTGCCGCTGGGTATTTATGAATACCTTCTTTTTGAAAACGTACAAAGATTGTACGCAATGCTTTATCTTTGATGCGAGAACGTTTCTCTGCCATTGCTTGTTCATGTTGTTTTATCATTTATAATCCCTGTTTAATGTTGCCCATGTTAACCATTGATGAAATGTATTATATACTACTTCAGCTTCTTTGTCATCATGCGGTACCCGTTTACCACGTATATAAAACCCATCTTTTGCTATACGTAACATCTCATCTGACCCACCGGTAAAGGTAATAACAGATTCCTGAGTATCGGAAGTCATTGTTGACTTCAGTGTAAGTGATGGATTAATTGTCATCATCTAAATCTACCTTTTCATGTAAAACTTCATTCATAGCATCATCGCTATCTTCTATTACTTCTTCAAATTTTGGTGTATCTATTACGTCAAAAAATTTGTCAAAGTTAGTCATTGCATTTTCAGTTTTCTTACCACTGATACCTTGACTACCTGATTGGAACTGCATCCAGTATCTACTATGATAGTCAATCAAATCTATAGCTTCTTGTTTAGTTTTTTTACTGAATATTTTATCAACTAACTCACCAAAAAACTTACTACCTTCAAACTTATGAATAAGCATCTTAGGAACAACACCTTGTTCATATTGACGATTAGCCTCTTGAACAGCATTCATGTGCATCCATACGTTATGACTTTGAAGAAGTGTATAACTCAATGTATCCCAACTAGTCTTAGTTTCTTTGTTATGTTGTCCCAAGAACCCCTGACCACGGTAACACAAATCCTTCATTACTAGTTTATCAGTTACTGGACTATCTGTAAAGACTTTATGGATGCCTTCAGCTAATACAGCATCACGATATTTACGGGTATCATTAGCATAACTTTTCTTTTCAGCAGTCTTTTCCATACTGTACGACCATTTCTTATTATGCTCAATATTAGTATTGAAATAAGCTAGTCCTTTAGCCGCACTAAAGAATGGGCTAGCACAATCAAATGTAAGCAGTAATTTTGGATTATGATACTTACGAATAGCACGTTGAATATCAGTAAACAATACAGCATACTCTAAAATACTTGTACCCAAACAATGAATCAAATCATGTTTACCTTCAACTAACAATCCATCGTGAATGATATCAATCATTCTAGTTAACATCAAGTGTACATCAATCTTATTCTGTCCCCCAAACGCCCAACCATTAAAGTGATTGTCTGGATAGATGTTTGGATCACAATATTTCTTCATTTCAGCATACCAATCATCTGATTGTGTATGGGTACGACCCTGTAATACGTTTAAGAATTTACATTTACCTGTACGGTTGTTAATGAAGTATTCGTTATTGATATGGGTAGCAGTAATTGCTTCCTGAATAGTACTAATACCATGAAGACTTACACCACTACCTGGAATATCATTACCTTCTTTATCTTTTTCAATTGTTTTAGGATCCTTCATATGAAAGGTAGTTAATGATTGTGAAGGAATATCAAGAACCATACCATAGTTCATATATGTATCCATCCAGTTCAATACTGCTTTACGCTTAATCATAGCTTTAGGGCAGTTAGGATCTTTCCAATCAGCTGGCCATTGACCTTTAAGAATTTGAAATCCACCAGAATCACCTAACATAAATGTACCAGCTTCACGTTCTCTAATGATTGATTCACTAGCATCGTCTTTAGTAGTATCTAAGTTAGCATGACCAGCACTATACAATCCCCATTTATAATAATAGAGACCCTCTTTACTATTAAGAAAGTTTAGTTTCTCTACATCACCGTTGAATTGAGCAGGGATACGTGCAGGATCAAAGTACTCTTCACCTTTACGTTGTTTACCCAAGCCAGAGATATAGAAACTACTGACTGCGGGTAAGAACAATGCCCAATCTGGGTTTTGTTTTGCTGATAGATTATCTTGTTCCATTATTTCGCTTGTGCTGGGAGTAAGTAACGATAAACTGCTAGACCACTATCAACAACAATCTCTGTTGCACCTGCATCACCGATACGAATAATCTTATCGCCGGGTAGATCCATGATGCTTAAGAACTCTTTAACAGGCCACATCCATGCTTTATTCAACGTACCAGTAACACCGGGATGAAACACAAAGTTACCTGAGTGAGTTGACGGATCACCGAAGTAAACCATTAAGTTACCGTTTTCTGTTTTAGTAGTAAAGTTCTTTTCTTCACTATTAGCACTTGCTTGACGCTTTAGTCGTTGAATGCCAGCAATAGTAGGTTCAAATTCAACACCCCAAGTAGTACCCTTGAACATTACAGTCTTAACTTTCTCATCCGCAATAGCTTTACTCATCAAACGATAATCGTTAACGAAATCACCTGCTTTTGTTTCAAAGTGAATATATTCCGGTACATCAACTCCGTCTTTTTTGACACGTGTAACAGTGATTTTACTATGCTCATCATAATCATCAAAGCCTAGAATTGTTTTTAGTTTACCTAAGTTAGGCATACCGAAAGTTCCTATAAACTCTGCGCTAGGATGTTTAAGCACACCACTAACGATAACAGATTTATCTTCTGCTACTGCGTTTACAGTTGTCTCTGTGTCAGTTCCACTGACTTTAATCAACTCAATACAGCCTAAGCCATGCGTATGTTGAATTAAATCTTGTAAATTATCTTTCATATTTTTCCTTTGTTTTAACTATTTAGGTAGTTGTGATACGTATTATATAGGAATATATTACGAATTGCAACACCAATTTAACCGAAAACAAATAAATCATCAAATGTACTATTGGTATCTGTATTGCTACGAATATCCCAACCAAGTACACCCAATAAGTTATCTATCTTCTCATCTACTAATGTTTGTTCCATAGCTGAATCATCAAATGGTAACTCTGTAAACCATTTGGGCAAACGTAATTCATCTACGGGATATGCTACACTGGTAAACCCTAATGGATTACTTTTAAGTTTACATACTACAACCTTCATACCATCAATAATCTTTTGACTATATTGATCACCGTTTACTCTACGCAAGTAATTGTAGTTAAGTGCGGCTCTTACGTGACCGGGCATATTTGCACGACCTGTACTACTCTTAGCTTCTAAGTCACCGTACATTGTAAGTTTGTTTACACCTTTAGGCGAACCCTTAGTCCAACTATCTTGTGCAGTTAGTACTCGTTTGAAATCTTTTACTGCTTCAATAACTTCATCACGACCTTTACCTTGTTGAAGAACCATCTGTAGTACATTCATTAAGAACTCTTGTACATACTTAGGAGTATCAGCACGTTTCAAGTCAAGACCCATAGCTTTGATATCACCCAAATCACCATTTTTATCTTTACGTTTACCTTCTTTGTCAAAGATGTTAATAGCATAACGTTTCTTAACAATAAAGATAGCACGATCACCGATCAGTTCACGACCAGCTTTGATAATTTCACCGTTCTTTCTTGGAGCGTGAAATGCTTTCTCCATGAATGCAGGGAAACTTTCATTTGCTTGTTCAGCAATGCCATCATATAGACCAATACAAGTTTCTTTATTCCACTCTAATGCACCACTATCAATCTGTGGCTTTAGTGTAGGATAGGCTGTAAAGTAGCATGAGTCAGTATCACCATATACAATAGCATTACCGTCATGAGAATAGACACCTTCAACTGTTTCGTTGATAGTACTCATCATGTGTTTAACAATCTGCCGACCAGATAGTGTTACACTTTGACCGATACGTTTATCATAGAATCTGCAATGTTCATTTAACAATGCACCATATGCTGAGTTAAGTAAAATTTTACGAACAAGTTGTCGTTTATCCCAGTACTCTCTATCCTCTGTATTAGTTGCTTCTTTGAGTTTTTTCTGCATCTCTTTACGATCTGAGTACCAACGTGTAAGTAGACCGGGAACTACACCTTCTTTTTCATAAGTAAAGATTGTACCATTAGCACTTAACATCCAGGGCTTATGACTATCAAATATCATCTTCCAGATTTCGGCCGCACTCATTTCTACACTACGACCATCTTCAAAATCAACAGTAAGAATTGTACCACGTTCTTGATTCATAATTGCAGTATATTCTAATGCACCGAATAGATTTTCCCAGAGAATAGATCCTGTAACGGCATCATCACCTTCTTTGTGACGTTTCTTTTCACTAGCTAATCGTAAGCCTTTGTCGTGCATATATTGGTCAGTGATTGTTTGTCTGACTTGAGCAACGATGGTTTCTCCTGCCATGTTGAGGGCACGAATAACCGAGGGATAGAGTGAGTTAATGTCAACTGCTCCGACATATTCATGCATACCTCTTTTCGGCGTAGCAACAAAGGCACCTGCTGCCTGCTGGACATCTTCTTCATTTTCAACCTTTCGTTTTTTATCTGGAACTACAAGCCCACGTTCATGGGCTTCATTAAAAATTGCCATCTCAATCATTGCTACTGAACCCATTACTGTTGGAAGCAATACTGTGTTCTCATGTGCAAGTTGATTAGCTAATTCTAAAAACTTAAGTTTGTTGTGAATTTTCACCAACAACATAGTATCTTGTCTATTGTATTCAATGAACTTTTTGAAGTCTTTGTTATACAGTTGGTCAAGAGTACCTTCATATTGAGTTTTGTTTTCACCTACTTCCATCTCACCGATACTATCAAGTTTGTAACTATGACGACTTTCATAGTTATACTTTTTGTATAGTTGTAGATAGTCTAAGTGAATACGACCTACTAAGTCATATGTTGTTTCACTTTTACCAAATCGTTCGTATTCTCTAGCTTTAGGCAGTTGACCCATCAAGCAAAACTTGCGTGTATCATCTTTACTCATAACCCTAGTAACACGATTGACCATGTAAGGTATATCATATCCTTCTGAGTTCCAGCCAGTCAATACATCAGCATCTTCAATAAGTTGAAAGAAAACGTCAAACATTTCCTTCTCTGATTTGAATAGCATTGTATTATCAAATTCATTAGTGATTTCTTGGGCTGTTTCACTGCTCATATGTTTCGGAGCAATCACTAATGTAATACATTGATCTAGCCAATCTAAGTAACAACTGATAGCAGTTACAGGATTGAATGGATCACTTGTAGGACTGAAACCTTTTTCAGGATCAAAGTCTACCTCAATGTCAAAGAAGCAAGTATGAAGTTTGGGTGCATCAATGCCAAGATAGTTTTCACTTAGACAGCGAAAGATTACCGGAACATCACTTTCAAATAATTTCTTATTTGAGTGGATGCGTCTTTCTTTTTCAAACTCTTGTCGTTTACGTGTGCTAAAACGACTGACTGGATCGCCATAGATACTACGTTGTTTACCCCTAGGATCGGGATAGTACAATACGTAGTTAGTAGGGTATTCTTTGTATTGACGCTTGCCGTCTTTATCTCGTTCTACAACGTAGATACGATCCTCATCCCTTGAGTGTATTGCATCAACGTATGACATTAAATATTTCTTTCATGTGTTGATTATAAGTTAAAAGTATTGTAAATTCAATTGAAAAGGGATAAATAAGTGTGAGTCGCGGTACTGGTAATACCCACTCACTCTAACGCTACAAGGAGCAATCAGCATGAGTATTTATAAACTTTACGTCATGACACATAATTCAACCGGATTAAAATATTTAGGATATACTACCAAAGACTTAAATAAATATTTTGGTAGCGGTGTATATTGGATAAGACATTTAAAAGTTCACGGGTTTGACATATCACGTGAAATAATTCACGAATGTACCACAAAAGAAGAATTAAAACAAACAGGTCGTTACTATAGTGATCTATGGGACGTTGTAAATTCAGTTGATAAGTATGGTAAAAAACTTTGGGCCAATGAAAAACCTGAAGAAGGAACTGGCGGTGGAATTTTATTTACTATAAACAACCCGATGAAGGATCCTAATATTGTTGCTAAACGATCTGGGGAATTCCATCATATGAAAGATAGTAACAGGCGGAAAGCGCAATCACTTAGAATGTCTAATAAAGATGCCCCATGGCATAATAAGGATGCAATGAAGAAAAAATCCGGAAATAATCATTACTTAAGAAAAAATCCTGCAACTCATAATCCTGTATTTGATCATAATATTTACATATTTGAAAATATTTCAACCGGAGAAGTAAAGCACTCAACTGCTTACGATTTTTGTAAGATGACTGGAGCTTCTAGGGGGAACGTAAGTCAACTTGTTAATAAAAAACAATCTCCAAAATCTGTTAAAGGTTGGAGATTGTTTAAAACGTTATAATGTTTTTCCAACCGCCTCAAGTATGGAATTCAAATCTTCGTGATCCTTGTTAGTTTGAGTGAGTCCGGCTTTGTGTGCCAATTTAATTGCTTTTTTTAATGTACTAGCTTTGATTTCCAGCTCCTCAGCAACCGCCTTGATAGTGTCATTTAATCCACCATTCAATGTATCAATTTCATGTAGTACATGCATACCTTCATTTACGATTTGGGTAAGCTTAATTTTTGCCTCACCATTAAACGTTCTGTTATAATCCGACATAGTTTCTCCTTAAATAATTAGTTAGTATACATGGCTTGTGCAGGGAAGTCAAGTATTTTTTTTACCTTCTACAATCTTTTTTACCAAAGTATGTAGACCGGGATTTACTTTTAATGCATGTGGCATTAGTTCATTGCGAATATAGTTACGAATATATTTGTTATTTTTATTAGATTTATCCTCACACCATTCAATGTTATGACTTTCGCACCAATAGATAAAATCTTCTTTTCTTGTAGTTAGAAATGGACGTAATACATTATTTCTTGTTAATGGAATCACTTTGGGTGTACCATGAAGACATGACCAGATATATGTTTCTACACAATCATCTAAGTGATGAGCAGTAATGATTGGGCCGTGAGTAGCAAAATATTGATAGCGTTCTTCTCTCCAGAATTCTTCTTGACTCATTGATTTGGGTTTTTCCCGATTTAGCACACCTAAATATAATGGGATAGTTCTATCCTCACAGAATTTAGATACAAATTCTAGTGCTTTGTTACTATGTTCAGTGCCATGATGAAAGTAAGCGCAAGAGACATTATGTTTACGACTTAGAAAGTCAACTATAGCGCAAGAGTCAACACCTCCACTGAATGCGATTGTGATACTTTTGGGTAAGGGTACTGTTAACTTAATCATTTATCTATTGTAACATAGAATGATTTAGTTAGCAATGATTATGGTAAATTGTTGTTTAACCGTAACTTGCGGCTGCAAGATATAATCTAGCAGTACCTACGCCTGCAGTATCTGTTGCTACTACACCGGTATTTGATACTAGGTTGGTTATTGCAGTAAATGATCCACTATTTCCATATCCAAATATAGCTTTATCAGTACTATAGCCTGCGGCCGCAAGACTATGTCTAGCAGTACCAACACCAGTTGTATCACTAGCAACAACACCGGTATTTGATACTAGGTTTGTAATTGATGTTCTATCAGATGAATAACCATAACCAAATATAGCTTTATCAGTTCCATAACCTGCGGCTGCTAAACTTTCTCTAGCAGTGCCAACACCTGTTGTATCACTAGCAACTACACCGGTGTTTGATACCAAATTAGTCATGGACACATTTGTTCCAAGCGTCAGCGAAAATCCATATCCAAATATAGCTTTATCTGTTCCATAACCTGCGGCCGCTAATGTATATCTAGCAGTACCCACTCCTGATGTATCACCAGCCACAACGCCGGTGTTTGATACTAGATTAGTCATTGATACAGCAGTAGTACCTCCTGTAATAATTCCATATCCAAAAATAGCTTTATCTGTACCGTAACCTGCGGCTGCAAGGCTTCGTCTAACAGTACCGACGCCTGCAGTGTCGGTAGCAACAACGCCTGTATTACTTACTAGATTGGTTATTGATACTAATCCACCACTAGTGTTTCCGTATCCAAATATAGCTTTATCAGTACCGTAACCTGCGGCTGCAAGATACCATCTAGCAGTACCGACACCTGCAGTATCAGTAGATACTACACCGGTGGTTGATACCAGATTGGTTACTGATGTACCGGCGCCATCATAGCCGTATCCAAATATAGCCTTTACCCCAGCTGGTGGTGCCTCAAGCGTCCATCCTCCGCCTGTTGCTGTAAATCCACCTGTTATTGTTATACTCATTCTTTTTAAATCTTTATATTATTATTGTATGCCGGAAGCTGATGCCAAAGCATGTCTAGCTAAACTAAGTGGACCACGTACACTTGCAGTTGCAGTATCTGTTGCATATGTGATTCTATCTACCGTTGATACGCTAGGTCCACCGATCCCAACACCACCGCCAAACCATCCGTCAGTTGTATTGCCGGATGCAGCCAAATATCGTCTAGACGAAGATAGTGGACCACGTACACTAGCTGTAGCAGTATCAGTTGCATATGTGATTCTATCTACCGTTGAAATACCGCCGGCGACGCCGGTGCCAGGCATATACCCACCACCAAACCAACCATATGTAGTATTACCGGTTGCGGCAAGGCCATATTTAGCAGAACTTAGTGGACCACGAACACTAGCTGTTGCAGTATCAGTTGCATATGTGATTCGTGCTACAGTTGAAAGGGATACCGATAATAAACCACCACCAAACCATCCGTCAGTTGTATTGCCGGATGCAGCCAAATATCGTTTAGCCGAAGATAGTGGACCACGTACACTAGCTGTAGCAGTATCAGTTGCATATGTGATTCTATCTACTGTTGATACGTTAGCTAACGTATCAATACCACCACCAAACCATCCATCAGTTGTATTGCCGGTTGCGGCTAAATATCGTCTAGCCGAACTTAGTGGACCACGTACACTAGCTGTTGCAGTATCAATTGCATATGTGATTCTATTAACTGTTGATGTTAGGGTTCCGCCTTGGCCGGTACCACCACCAAACCATCCATCAGTGGTATTACCTGTTGCGGCCAACCTGGCTATGGTCTGAAAAAGTGGACCACGCACACTAGCTGTTGCAGTATCAATTGCATATGTAATACGGTCTACTGTTGAAAAGGGTGCCGAGAGGCCGCCACCAAACCATCCTGCCGTTGGAGTTGACGGTGGCGCGGCAGTAAGAGTCCATCCTCCGCCTGATATTGTTACACCGCCACCACTAAATGTTACCGACATTCTTTAATCTCTTGGATAATCCGGAAATGGTACCCAATTAGTTGTAGCTTCATCCCATAAGTATGGATAACCATCACTTGGAATAGCAACTGGAGCAACATATGAAGTTGCCTCTTCGTTCCATGTCCATGATGCTGGATGTTCTGCATTAAATGCATTTTCTCTTGCTTCTGCAATTTCCTCTGCTGTTGGAGCAGGCATGTTTTCTAAGTCTATCATTTTATTTTCCTTTATAATAAATGTATTTATGCTAATTCTAATTTTACGAACCGTAGGCTGCAGCCGCCAATGTACCTCTAGTAGTACCAACACCAGTTGTATCAGTAGCAACTACACCTGTATTTGATACTAGATTGGTCACTGATACGTAACCATCAACACTATTTCCATATCCAAATATAGCTTTATCAGTTCCGTAGACTGCAGCCGCTGGACCGTATCTTGCAGTACCAACTCCGGTAGTATCTGATGCAACTACACCAGTGTTACTTACTAGATTGGTCATTGATAGATAACCACCACCTCCGAGACCATATCCAAATATAGCTTTATCAGTGCCATAACCTGCGGCTGCTAATGAATATCTAGCAGTACCAACACCTGCAGTATCATTAGCAACAACACCAGTATTTGATACTAGATTGGTTATTGCCGTAACAGGACTTGTTCCATATCCAAATATAGCTTTATCAGTGCCATAACTAGCGGCTGCTAGTGCGTTTCTAGCAGTGCCAACGCCTGTAGTATCAGTAGCAACTATCCCGGTGTTTGATACTAGATTGGTCATTGAAAGCTTTGACCCGCCGGCCGTCTGTCCATATCCAAATATAGCTTTATCAGTTCCATAACCTGAGGCCGCAGGTGTATCTCTAGCAGTACCAACACCTGCAGTGTCTGTAGCCACAACACCTGTATTTGATACTAGATTAGTCATTGATTGTGCTGACGGATTAGCATACCCATATCCAAATATAGCCTTATCAGTACCATATCCAGCAGCCGTAAGTCCATTCCTAGCAGTACCAACACCTGTAGTATCTGTTGCAACTACACCGGTGTTTGTTACTAGGTTGGTTATTGCTGTATTAAATGGTGCAATTCCTGTATTTCCATATCCAAATATAGCTTTATTACCAGCCGGTGGTGCAACTATATCTAAACTTCCACTAAATGAAATCCCACCTGTTATTGTTATTGACATATTTTATTACTTTTCTTTTAATGTGTATGATTTTTGTTTAACCGTAACTTGCGGCCGATAATGTAGTTCTAGCAGTACCTACCCCTGTAGTATCTGTAGCAACTACCCCGGTGTTTGATACTAAGTTGGTCATTGATACTGGACCATTACCATAACCAAAAATAGCTTTATCAGTGCCATAACCTGCGGCTGCAAGATAATATCTAGCAGTACCGACACCAGTTGTATCTGATGCAACAACACCCGTATTTGATACTAGGCTGGTTATAGCGGTAGCCCCAAATGGCGATGCTGCCAATCCATAGCCAAATATAGCTTTATCCCCTCCATAACCTGCGGCTGCTAATCCGAATCTAGCAACACCAACTCCTGAAGTATCTGTTGCAACTACGCCTGTGTTTGATACTAGATTAGTTATTGCCGTAGCAGGACTTTCCCCATAACCAAAAATAGCTTTATCTGTGCCATAACCTGCGGCTGCTAAATTACTTCTAGCAGTACCAACTCCTGTTGTATCAGTAGCAACCACACCTGTATTACTTACTAAATTGGTAATTGATACATCACCGCCACTAGTATTTCCATATCCAAAAATAGCTTTATCAGTTCCATAACCTGCGGCCGCCAAAAGTCGTCTAGCAGTACCAACACCTGAAGTATCTGTTGCAACTACTCCGGTATTACTTACTAAATTAGTTATTGATATCCTAACACTAGTAACTCCATAACCAAATATAGCTTTATCTGTGCCGTACCCTGAGGCCGCACGTTGCTCACTAGCAGTACCGACGCCTGCTGTATCTGTTGCAACTACTCCGGTATTACTTACTAAGTTAGTTATTGCTACACTAGCAACACCAGTATTTCCAAATCCAAATATAGCTTTTTTACCTTCCGGTGGTGCAACTATAGTCCAACCACCACCATTTAATGTTATTCCACCTGTAATTGTTATTGACATTTGTTACTCTTTATTGAAATATTTCTGGATGGGCCTTGCCAAATATTTTAATATACTTGCCAGCCATTACGTCTGCTTCTGCTTCTATTGGACTACCTGGATAACTATCACCGGGCTTAATCATATTTAATTCACCCTGACGTACATGTGTTAATTCATGAAACACCGTACGTAGTATATCTACTAAATTTCTATTGGCACAATAAACCCATACTTCACCCGTATCTGGATTATGTCTACCAGTATGATGACCTTCTTGTGCTTCTTCGCTATCATAACTAAACTCTATCTTTGGAGTATTTTCTAAATTCAACTTCTTACTTGTCCAAGCAAGAAACTTCTTTACAATAGGATTACTATTCAAATCTTCTTGTTCATTCTCATCTAGTTTGTCTTTAATCCAACTGTCTGGAGTCTTATGATATTTTCTAACAAACAAATCATGCAATGCATCACCGGTTATACGATGTTTCTTTGCTATCTTTTTCATTAACTTATCAATGGTATTATAGTCGTGCT